TGCTCTTTCTCCTAAACCATAAACTCTCCAATATTCATGGTCGGCATCCTTTAGTCTCTCAATCTCCTCCACCAAAGATTTCTCAAGGAATGGGTTGTCTTTGTAGGTAGTGATGGTAAAGTCAGCATCTTCTCTGGTAATTACCTTGTCATATATCCAAGAGTAGTAATCTGAAGGGTTATAGTCAATTACAATCTTATCTGTAGTTCTTAGTGCTAACTGCATCCAAGATTCGTAGTTTACCTCGTTGGCCTCGTTAATAAACAAATAGTTTCTTTTACGACCTCTTATTTTTTGTGGCTGGTCTGTAGAGACAAACTCTACGGTATTGCCTCCTAAGAAGTAAAGATTTTCTGACTTGTTGTGCTTTTCTTCTGAGTATAGGCCATATTTCGACAGAATTTCTATAAAGTCTCTCATTACTGAGCCTTTTATGGATGGCAACGATGAACGGCAGATAGTTAGTGTCTTCCCTTTTTCTTGTAGCAATTTTACGATAAACCAGGTCAATACATTGTAGGTTTTGCCAGACCTTGTTCCGCCTTGCATAACAGATATTTTTTTTTGGCTGTTTTGCAGTATTTCGAAAACGATGTTGGTGGTTACGTTCATAGGGCATTGGAGAAAAATTAAAAAATTGGCTTTGGTAAAGCGAAACTAATACTTTTTGGTTTTATAGAGGGTAGGCCCCTAACATAAGTCAGAAATGGCGTTTTTTGACACATATTAAGTTTACCAATAGAAAACTTATTGTCATATTGCTACGCAATCTATTCCTCGAACTCATCTTGGTCGTTCATATCTAACAACTCACCTTTGCTATGGTCATATAACGGAATCTCTGGTACCTCGGAAGCCAATGTGGCTGGAACAGTAAAGCTGTTATCTTTCTGAGTATCGAAGTTTATTATATTCTCATCACCATCAAGTTGCTTCTGCAAGTTAGGTAATTCCGATGGCTTTACTACGTTAACGGTAATCTGCTTCACCACATCCCCTTCATGAGCCACCTCAGTCTTTTCGATGTACCCTCTTCTCTTTCCCTTGGTCTTTAACAAGAACATCGTAGCCAAAGTATCACCCTTGGTAATCCTCTCCATCAACTTGTGCTCCCCCCAATCCAACATAATCTCCTCTGGCTCTATCTCAGCCAATGCCTTCTTAAACTCATTATCATTCTTCATCCAATTCTGATACATAGTCCTACTAATCCCACACGCTTGACAAGCTATGGTAATATTTCCAAAATTCTCCCTATAAGCAATTATAAATGCTTCTTTCGTTATGTCCTTAAACTCTGCGTTCATATTATCGGTTTTTGGTTGGCGTTCTAATAGACACAATACTCACTACCTTATCTACCTTGATGTTGTTAAACCCAAGCCAGTTACCACACTTCCTACACTCATACTGCACCTCCCTAATCTGACTGCTCCAAACATACTCCTCCTGGACAACACCACATTTACACTTATAGTTTCTCTTTGCACAAGTATCTTTCATAGTATCTATTTGCAGTTAGGGCAGGATTTGAACCTACAACAATGTACGGTTAGATTCATACACTTGACCATTAGCGTCTGTACTATTTAAGTCTATCCGTTAGACACTACGATTTTCGGTCGTAGCTAAACTATTCCGCCACCTAACTAAAAATCAAAGCTACAACAATAATACCAAAACAACAATACAAAAGTTAAAATTGGTGAAAACAATGTTTTATATCAAAAATGTGAAGGGCACATTGGCGTTGTAACATTGATTACACGAATAAACAAGGTAGGGGGTATAGTGGTATAAATTAACATATATAAGTACTTGATAATCAGTTATCGAATTGTCTTATAATTACCATTATGTTAAATAGGTAGCTTATTGGTATAGTATTTAGTAAGTATTTATGCATACAATTAGTTACTCTGTCATTTACGGAACATAACAACCGACACACAATTTAGGGCTAACATACTTTGGTAAAGTATCCCTAATATAATATAATATACATTATTTATTTTAGTATTTATTATATAATATATAATACAATACATATTATATTATATATTGTATATATTATATAAAGTATATACATTATAAAATACATACCGAACAATTAAGGATAGTAAAGAAAGTTTACCATTGGTCTAAATATAGACCGAAAATAATTTAATATTTTTTTATCTTTTTTTTGTTTATTTAATATTTGGGTATTATCTTTACTCTGTCAATAACGACAAACAAAACAAAAACACAACACAATGCAAACATTTTCAAACATCTTATTGGTTGCCGAATTAGTTTTATTTAGCTTATTCATGGCAAACGTTGGTAAGTTATTAATTCACCTTTTAATTAAAGACAATGCAAACAATTAGTTTATTTGAGCTTATTAGCTTATTCATTGGTGGTATCTTAGTTTATACCCTACTAAAAACAATTTGGCAAGAGTTAACACAATACAAAAAATAAAACCTTTAATCATGTACATAATAAAAATAAAAACAAAAGTAAACGGAGCCTTTGAAATTGCATATCATGAAAATATAACTATAAATAACCCTAAAAATGGAGCTATTAATACTTATGTTGAGCATATAACAACTGATAAAAAAAAGGCTTTGCAATTTTTCGATAAAGAGGAGGCTCAAAGATTAGCTGTATTTTTTAAGTATTCACAATATCGAGTAATAAACAAATAAAACCTAATACAATGACAAACACACAAACACAACAAAAAGAGTTTACTTATTTTATTGACCAAAAAATAGAGCTTTGGACAAGGTCAACAAAACACATACAAGCCGAGACGCAAGAACAAGCCGACCAAATAATACAAGACCAAATAAAAGAGGGCATAATTTACGAGGACTTAGACGAGTATGAATATTTATACGATACACATAGAGACCTCGATATTATCGAAATTTTAAACGAACAAGGAAACGTAATAAAATAACCTAAATAAATACAAACACAATGAAAACAAAATTTAACAACAGCGAACTTACACACGTTTGGGCTAATCAAACTCAAACACATGGAACGGGCTCCAATATGTTTTTTGAATATGGTAGTATATATTCATACGGCTACCATTTCAAACTTGCTCAACACATGACAAACCATAACGGACAAAAGTGCGTTCTATTTAATGATAAGCACTACTCCAATACTACCTCAAAACATCAAAGCCTTGTTTGGCGTTCTATTCCCGCAAATGTTCATTTTTTCAAAGTAAAAACAATTTTCGAGGATATTAATTTAGCGTCAAACGCACATTTGGAAAACTTAAACAATTATTTAGAATATGCCGAGGAGGCAAAAAAGAAAGCAATAACGGCAACAAAATTAAAAAACGGGTTTATAGAACAAGCAAAAGTATCTATTGGCGTTTTTGATAATTATAAAGCGTTTTTTAGTTTAGATGGTTTAGTATTTGAATATCAAACTATAAATAAAAGATATTCCGATATTGTTAATTGGTTGCATGATTATCAAGAGTCAAAAGAGTTTAAGCAATGGCAAATAAAACAAGAGGAAAACAAAAAGAAAGCGGAGGCAAAAGCACTAATTGACGCAAAGGAAAAAATTGAGGCCTTTCGTCAGTTTAAAATATCGTCAATCTATGCAAATTTGGGGCACTATCTACTAAGATATAACAAAGAAACGGATAACATAGAGACAAGCGGAGGAGTAAAAATGTCAAAAGACTTGTTTTTGTCAGCTTATCAACGTCTAATTAATAACGAGCTTTTAAGAGGTCAGCACGTGGATAGATATACATTTAACGGAGTAGATGGCGATATCGTATCGGTAGGCTGTCATAAGATACCCATGACTGAAATAAATAGTATTGTGGCTGTTTTGTAGGGTTGACTGATGAGCTGTTAAATTCAGCGAAATAAGAGCCCATTTAATTGGGCTTTTATATTAACCAAAACAAAAGACAATGTTTACACGCATCAACAACGACACAAACGGAAACCCTCGTTTTGTTGTTCATTATTTACAATTAGCCGACACATACCAAAGAGCTTTATTTTTAGCTCGTCAATTAGGAGGCCGAAAGTTCCATAACAAACAATACGGAGGCGGTATAGCTTTTCAATCTTACAATACTGACCAATTAGCCGAAAGGATATCACAAATTAAAGAGGCGGAATATTTAGCAAAATAAGACGTTTTTAGCCACTTTCTTTGCGTTTGAGGTCTATACCTTAAACAATATATAAAAGCCAAATTTGAGCCTATAAAGTGCTTTTAATAGCATTTTAGCCATGCTTTGCCCTTGCATATCGGTAAAGCTGACTAAATGTGCTATAAAGTACCCTTATATAGTGCCAAAAATCTGCCAAAAACCCCATGCAAAAACTCCCCAAAAATCCAGCAAAAACCCTCTAAAAATCCCCTAAAAATCTGTGACAAAAACTTTTTACGGACAAAAATCTTTTACCATTTAACAAAAAATTAACTAAAATAAATTAAAATATCACAAATAATATATAATTTTACCAAACCAAAACAAAAACAAATGCACCAATTAATTACCTTAACCCATCCAATGAAATGTGCTATTACTGGCATACTCATTGACAAAGGCGAACAAGCCTACTACAATCACGAGACAAAAAACTGCATACACCCATTGGAGTATGAGACAAACATGAGCAAAGCTAAAATAGGAGACCCAAAAACTTATTTCAGCCGATTATCTAAACTAAACACCAAAAATCCTTAGATATGGCATACTCTACTTGCTGTAATGCACACACCAATTACCCAGAAATTAACCTATGTCCAGAATGCTTAGAGTATTGCGACTGGGAAGATGAAGAAGAACAAAACGAAGAAACAACAACAACACCAAAAAACCCATAACATGAAAAACCTACAATTTATCGAAGAGCTCGACTTTTTACTAAACGAAACTTTTTATTTTACCAGACAAGACGGAATGATTGTCTCTGGGTCAATGTCTAAAGATTATGATAAGGCGTATTCAATATACAGCAATATTATAAAAGGACAACCTAAGAGCCAAGAGAAAGTATTGTTCGAGGTACTAATCCCATCAAACTAAACAAATGAATCAAAAACTATCCCTTGAACAAAAGAAGAAAGGCATCAAAGAAGAGTTTACTTATGTGAACTCCAATGGCAGAATCTCAAAACAATATACCTACAAAGGCATGATTATCAAATGGGATAATATGATACTAAATGGTAAATGGTTTTACTGGAGACATAGCTATTACGCCTCACTTGATGCAGCAGTACAAGGAATAGACAGACACTTAAAAATTTATAACAAAAACAAATAAACATGGACAACCAAGAAGTAGAATTAGTAGAAAAAACATTAACACCGATTTTCCCTTGTGAGTGGTGCTTTAAGTTTGGCGATAATGAGCCACAAGTATTCGCAGCAACTAACGAAAAGATAGATGGCCAGGAACCAGCTATTAGATTAGTACTTGCTAATACAGAAGAGACAACTGTAACATTCCAAGACGGAGATAAGGCGTTCACATTATTCTGCAGACCATTAACAGAAGCAGGACAAGTATTAATTAACCAAAACAACCAACTACAAGATGATTCAAGTAACGGATTATAGAGCAATGCTGAGACATGGAGATATGAAAAAAAT